CTGAGCGTTTCCCCCCGATAGCTGTTGCCGAGTTCGAGAACATTGCACCGGTTGAAGTATCCCCCGGCTTACAAGCGTGTTCGTCGGTCTCTTGACGGATTCGTCCGCTCTGGTCGGGCGGTCTGTGTTCGGTGTGGTGAGCCGATAGGTGCGCTGGAGGATTGGGATTTGGGGCACCGTGACGGGACGTTCGAGATCGCCGGTCCGGAGCATCAGCGATGCAACCGTTCGGCCGGGGCGAAGTCAATGCGGCGGAAGGTCAGCCTATGTCTGTGATCGAGTGTGCGCCGCCGCGTTATAGGTCGGTTCCGGAGCTTGGGGATCTGTCGTGGCATATGGAGACTTTGGAGCTTTGCGGGTCGGCTGGCTTGCTGTTGGATCGGTGGCAGCAGGACATTTTGGCGGCCCTTCTGAGCCGCGGTGCTGACGGCCGGTGGACGTGCTTCGAGGTCGGCGGTGCCGTGCCTCGTCAGAACGGGAAGGGCGAAGTGTTTGGGCCGCGGCTGTTGGCGGGGTTGTTCATCACGGATGAGTCGTTCCTGATGCATTCGGCGCACCGGACGGACACGTCGTTGGATGCGATGCGGCGGCTGCTGGACTCGATCGAGGCGGCTGACCTGAACGCGAAGGTGAAGCGGGTTCGGAACACGAACGGCCAGGAGGGGATCGAGATGATGGACGGCCGACGGCTGCGGTTCAGGACGCGGAACAAGGGCGGTGGCCGCGGGTTCTCGGCGGATTTCCTGGGTGCCGATGAATGTATGGATTACCCGGAGTTCGCGCATGCTGCGTTGCTGCCGACGTTGAGCGCGCGGCCGAATCCGCAGGTGCTTTATATGGGGTCGGCGGTGGATCAGGAGACGCATGACAACGGCCTCGTGTTTGCTCGGTTGCGTCGTCGTGGGATCGCCGGGGATGATCCGTCGTTGGCGTGGTTCGAGTGGTCCGCTGCGTTCGATCATCCGGACGAGATCGAGCCGGAGGCGGCGCTTGATCCGGGGGTGTGGCGGCAGGCGAATCCGGCATTGGGGATCCGGATTACGGAGGAGTACGTCGGGAACGAGCAGCGGTCGTTGGACGCGCGGTCGTTTGCGGTGGAGCGTTTGGGGGTTGGTGATTGGCCGGACCCGGATCAGGACGTGGCGCGGCCATTCACGGTGGACGCATGGGACTCGCTGCTCGATGAGAAATCGCAGTTGGAGCCGCCGGTGACGGTCGCGTTCGACGTGTCACCCGAGCGGCGGACCGCCATTGCCGCCGCGGGTCAGAACCAGAACGGCGACTGGCATGTGGAGGTTCACTATCACCGGCAGGGCACGGGTTGGGTGGCCGGGGTGTTGGAGCGGATGTGGGAGGGCGGCCAGGTCGACGCGATCTACTGCGATTCGGTCGGCCCCGCATCGTCGCTGATTGTGGGGTTGCAGGAGGCGGGGGTGCGGGTGGAGACCGTTAACTCGACGGAGCTCGGCCAGTGCTGCGGTCGGTTGGTGGACATGGTGAACGACGAGACGCTCAGGCATTTGGGGTCGGATGAGTTGCGTAACGCGGTGATTGGCGCGCGCACGAGGCCGATTGGTGACGGGGCGTGGGCGTGGGGCCGGAAGCATTCCACGGTGGACATCAGTCCGTTGGTGGCGTCGACGATCGCGGTGGGTGTCGCGGTGGGCGCTGCTGGCGGCTTGATGCCGATTTTCTGATGGGACTTCTCAGGCGAACATTGGGGTCAGGGTGGCCCTGGCAGCAGCCTGCTCTCATGCGTGACGTCGTGCCGCTCGAGGGAACCCGCATGTCGTTGTTCAATTCGCAGATCCCGGATTGGTGGTCGGCGAACGTGAACAACACGTTCCCGATCGGCGGGGCCGCTCTCGCGGACCGCGTGTGGGTCGCGAATATCTGCCAGCACAAGAACGCGTCGCAGATCGCGGCGATGCCGCTTGAGTTTCATGGCACTGATGAGCCGGCGTGGGTGTCGTCGCCTGATCCGAACGGGTACCCGAACGGCATCGGTGACGCGATGTACGCGATCGTCGATCAGATGTATGGGTGGGGATGGTCGCTGCAGTACGTCACCGACTTTTACGCTGACGGGTTCCCGCGTCGGTGGACCGTGATCCCTTCGGCGTCATGCGAGCCGCGGTTTGATGAAAGCGGTTCTCGTGTTTACAAGCTTGGTGACAGGTTGCTGGATCCGGGTCGGGTGGTGCAGATCGACCGGAACCCGACGACGGGGGCGCACGGGACGTCGGCGTTGCGGGCGTTCGCGCAGCAGGCTTGGGGGCTGCTTGCGGCGCAGAACCAGTCGATGACGGTGACTCAGGGCGGGATGCCAAAGTTCTATTTGAAGTCCGAGCGGAACATGACGAAAGACCAGTCAGAGACGTTTCAGGAGCAGTGGATGGAGCGGACTGCGGTGCGCAATGGAGCGCCGCCGGTCGTTCCTCCGCACATCACGCCGACCGAGATGTCTTTCAATCCGTCTGATCTTTCTTTGCTTGAGAACCAGGAGTGGAACTCGCGTGTGATCGCGAACGCCTATGGGATTCCGTCTGTGCTTCTAAACATGGCGTTGCAGGGCGGTTTGACGTATCAGAATCCGATGGCGCTGATGCAGATGTGGTGGCTAACCGAGCTTCGGACGACGGCGAAACGGATAGTCGATGCTTTCACGGCGCAGATGCTCCCTAGCGGCCAGTGGGTATCGGTGGACGCGTCAGATATCACGACGGAGCTCGGTCCGGAATCATCTGAGGATGACCCACAATCGTCCCAGGTCGCTAAGGCGTCTCCTATACAGCAGCGGCCGTTGACAGCGATCGGAGGTGGTGCCGGATGAGCACCGTGGAACAGACACGCGAGCAGGAGACCGAACGGGCCGAGAGGCCCGTTCTTCGTAGGGAGTTCACGGCAGCCGACCTTGAGATCACGGGGCGCACAGTCGACGTCCGATTGGTGCCTTTCGGTGAGGTCGCGCGTGTCGCGGACCCGCCGCGATGGGATCCGTATGACGAGGAGTGGTTGCCTGGTGTGTTCGACCACCAGACGAGCGCGGCGAACAGGATCCACGCGAAGTATGGGCACTCGGAAAGCGTGCTCGATGTCGTCGGCCATGGCCTGACGCTCCGCTCGGAGCCGGGTGACGGTTACCACATCTCGACGAAGATCCACCAGACCGTTCAGGGCGAGACAGCGCTCGAGTTGCTGCGTGACGGCGCGTTGCCGTGCGTGTCTCTGGAGGCGTTGGCGGTCAAGTCGATCCGGTCGGCCACTGGGGTTGTTCAGCGTGTCAAGGCGAACCTGAGCGGCTTCGCATTCTGCCGCCAGGGCGCTTTCGCTGGCGCGCAGGTATTGGCGATCCGGTCAGGTGAGATCCAGGACGAGGTCACTTTTGACGAGGAGCTTTTGCCTCTCGCCCCTTCCCCAGACATGCTCGCTCGCTGCCGAGCGTTGGGGATCCAGCTTCCGCAGCGATATCAGGCGCACCCCGCAGAAACGGACACCCCGTCGAAGGCTGACGGCACCTCCGAAGTCGGCACCCGCCAGTCGGTGAATACGCCTACTTCGGAGGACGAAAGTGAACGCAACGCAGAGTGAGCTTCGCCTCTCGCGTCAGATCGACGAGCGCGAGACCACGCAGAAGCTCCACGAGGATCTGCTCGCTGCGATCGAGGCCCGTGACGACAAGACCCCCACGGAGGTCGAGCGCACACAGCTGAGGTCGTACAGGGAGCACGCCGTCCAGCTGGACGACGACATCAAGGAAGGCATGGAGGTCGTCGAGCGTGACCGCGCGGCGATCGAGCAGTCGAAGGCCGTTCGCCGCGCGATGCGCGGGGCGGTCGAGGGTATCGACACTGATGGCGACGGTGTCGTGTACCGGTCGATGGCCGCGTATGCGCGTGACTTCATCATCACGCGGAACTCGCAGGAGTGCTCGCGGATCGCGGCGCACCTCGGGAAGGATCAGGTCGAGGCCGCGAAGCAGCGTCTCGAGCTGATCAAGCGGACACCAGCGAACACGCTCTCGAGCAACGTCGAGGGGTTGCAGCCGGATCAGCACATCGCGCAGATCTTCCAGGTGATCGACACGAGCCGGCCGCTCGTCGCGACGGCTCTCCGGTCCACCTTGGAGCGCGGGACGCTGACGTACCCGCAGGTCACGACCCGTCCGGTCGTGGCTGTCCAGGGCACGGAGAAGACCGAGGCCGGGAACACCGGGATGGTGATCGACATGGTCTCGACGACCGCGTCGACCTACCTCGGCGGCGGCGACCTCAGTTGGCAGGCGATCAACTGGTCGACCCCTGACGCGCTGGATCTGTGGTTCCGGCTCGCCGCGGCCGACTATGCGCTGAAGACGGAGCAGGACGCCGCGCAGGTGCTGCAGCACTCGGCGTTCTCGAACAACATCGCGAGCACGATCGCGACGACGGCGACGTTCGCGGACTTCATGACCGCGGTCGGTGCCGGCTACGCGGAGGTGTTCGCGAACTCGGGTCGTGTCGCCAACACGGTTTACATGGCCCCGGATCGGTTCGGGTATCTGCTCGGGCTGACGTCGGCGGCGCTCGCGCAGTTCACGAGCGTCAGCGGCGAGAACGTGGGGCCGCTCAACGTCGTCGTGTCCAGAGGGATGGACGCGAACGTGATCGTCGTCGGCGACAACTCGGGTCTGCTGGTCGCGGAGACCGCCGGCGCGCCGGTCGAGCTCCGGGTCGTGGAGCCGGCGATCGGTGGTGTCGAGGTCGGTCTGATTGGTGCGTTCGAGTCCGTCGTGGTGGATGACGGTGCGTTCGCGATGATCACGACCGCCTCGTAGGGAGAGGGGCTGATCAGCAATGAGCTACACGAAGCTGATCTCGAAGCACGACCGGATCTCCATCGACGGAACCGACGTGAGCAATGCATTCCGTGAGTTCGGGATGACGTCGTCGAAGTCGCAGGAGGACGCGTCGGGCTTCAGCGTCTCAGGTGTCGACGAGACGTTGCCGGGAGCGACGACCCAGGCGTTCACCGGCACGTTCTTCATGACGGAGGAGATCATCGCGTTCCTGTATCCGCTGCATGTCAACGACACGGTCGTTGAGATCCAGTGGCAGCCGAACGGGCTGGTCAA